GATTTGTGAGTTATGGATTACGAGTGTTCAATTACGATTAATGCGGCGCAGAAGGCGCTGTTGTTGATGGGGCCTGAGTTGGTTAGGGCGCATGTGGAGACGGCGCTGCGGTATGGTGGTTATGTGGTGTGGCAGCCGGAGGTGGTGGCTATTGTGGTGCCGTGGAGGGATGGGCACCCTGATTGCCGTGGGGAAGTGCTTGCGGTGTTGTATGCGGGTGGGGATGTGGGGCTGCTGGCTGAGTATGCTGAGGGGTGGGTGAAGGCTGGGTATAGCAAGGTGTTGATGTGCCGTGGGTTCCGCGGGAATGATAGGTGCCGTGTGTGGGATATGGGGCGGTTTGCGCATTTGGTTAAGGTGATGAAGGGTTGATGTTAAAAGTTTTAAGTGTTTAAGGTTATGGGTAAGGATTGGTATGATGGTTGTTGCCCGGCTTTGCTTGCAAATGATACATTTGCAGCTACGCCGAGGCTCCTGCCCTCCGAAACTACGGGCAGTCGGGTTTTTAATGTTTAAGGTTATGGGTAAGGATTGGTATGATGGTTGTTGGGAGAGCCAGGAGTGGCGGCTGAATCATTTGTACTGGATTGAGTGCAAGGATGGCAAGCCGCGGCGGTTCCGTATGAATTGGGCGCAGGAGCGGTTTTACCGTGGGATGTGGTACCGGAATAATATCCTGAAGGCGCGTCAGCTGGGGATGAGTACGCTGATTAGCCTGATGATTTTGGATGGGTGCTTGTTTCGGGAGAATTGGCATGCGGGGATTAATGACAAGAATATGGATAGTGCCAAGGAGAAGTTGGCGAAGATTCGGTTTGCGTATGCGGCGATGGAGTGTGCACCGGCGCGTGGGGTGGATTATGTGGAGGATCCAGAGGATAGGGCGAACATTGAGCGGTATGCTAAGGAGTGGTGGAAGGTGACGCGTGGGGCGGTGACGGCTACGCGTGGTGACTGGGCTACGGGGAGTAGTGTGGTGATTGGTACGGCGTTGCGCTCTATGACGTTGCAGTTTTTGCATATTAGTGAGCTGGGGCATGTGGCTGCGAATTTCCCGAAGAAGGCGAAGGAGATTCAGGATGGTAGTTTGCCGTGTGTGGGTGATGATGGGGTGATTGTGATGGAGAGTACGCATGAGGGTGGCAAGCAGGGGCTCAATTACCAGATGACGCGTGCGGCTATGGGGAATAATGGGCGGGAGCGTTTGCTGCGGGATGAGTACAAGTTTTTCTTTTTTGCGTGGCATGGGCAGCCGGAGTACCGGGCAGAGGGTGGTGATGAGTTGCGGTTGAGCCGGGAGTTGGCTGAGTATTTTGAGGAGCTGGAGAAGGAGGGTGTGGTGCTGGAGGATGCGCAGAAGCGCTGGTATGCGGCGAAGTGGGGGGTGCACATGTATAGTATGCGGCAGGAGTACCCGAGTACGCCGGAGGAGGCTTTTGATACGCAGGTGGAGGGTGCGATTTATGGGTATCAGATTAGCCAGTTGAGGTATAATGGGAAGTTGGGACAGGTGTTTGAGGCGGAGCCGGATTTTCCGCTGTATGTGAGTTGGGATATTGGTATGAGTGATTATACGTGTTTGTGGTTGGTGCAGCCGCGTGGTGATGGGCAGTTTTATGTGCTGGATTGTTATACGGTGAATGGTAAGGGGATGGATCATTTGGTGGGGGTGGTGCGTGCGTGGGAGGCTCTGCATGGGCAGAGTATTAAGATGCACTTTTTGCCACATGATGGTGTGAAGCGGGAGAGTGATGAGGTGCGGTATGTGACTAAGTTGCAGTTGCAGGGGCTGCCGTGTATGGTGTTGAAGCGTGTGAGTGATGTGTGGCTGGGGATCAATATGGTGAAGCGGGTGCTGCGTACGTGCGTGTTTCATGAGCGGTGCAGTGAGGCGCGTGTGGTGGATGGTGTGGAGTATATGAGTGGGCTGAATGCGCTGGAAAGTTACCGGAAGGCTCCGGTGGGGGCGTATGGGGTGGAGAAGGTGATGCCGCTGCATGATGCGAGTAGCCATGCGGCTGATGCGTTTCGGTATTTTTGTGAGGCGTATGATGCGGGACTGGTGGATAGGAATATGCTGGTGCGGGAGGAGCGCCATAATTGGTATGGTGGTGGTATGGGGCGTGGTATGGCGCGTGGGGTGCCGTGGAGGAAGTGATGGCGATTTACAAAGTGGAATTTGTACAACGTCACGATTTTATTTTGTGTGATGTGTGGTAGGATGAGGGTATGGAACGCAAGATTACTGTTGGTTATTGGTATATTGTTGGTGGCCCTGCCGGGGCTACGGTTACGGTGAAGGGTGAGGTGAATCCGTGTTGTACGGTGCCGGAGGGTGGGCAGGGCAGTTTTTATGCACAAGCTCCGGTGGTAATTGTGAGTGATGAGGCTATTACGTTGAGTCAGGTTGTAAATTTTAAGTGTGCCCCGGTCAAGCGTTGGTTGCTCGGCCTTGGCCGGGGCGTAAGTAGCGTTTTGCCGAGCGGGTATCTGGCTGCCGATTTTTTGACAAGCAACCTTAAAGAGTATATAGACACAGGCATTATACTCAATCAGGACAGCCATGTCGATTTAGTTTTCCAGGCAAATAGCGTTTACGAAGACGGCTACCTTTTTGGGAGCCGCGTATCCTTAACCCAAGATGCCATGAGCTTTTACGCGGCCACCCCAGGCAATACGTTTTTTATTTATAATACGGAAGCTCCTATTGTGATTGCCAATATGACTAAAAGTGCATTGGGCGTATTAAAAATAAGAGGCCCCGAATGGCATGTATCTTACGCTATGGGAGATGGCTCAGTCAAAGAAGCGTCCAAAACGTTTGCCAGAAAGAATTTTACTACTCCATCTTCTTGTTATTTAATGGCCATCAACTTAGTTGACGGAGAGGTTAAAAAAGGATTTACAGGCAATGTATACAGTTTAAGCATTGCGAACCAAGGGGGTATGCAAAGGGTTTTTACTCCGGCTATTTCGGCTGACGGGGAACCGTGTATGTTTGACAAGGTGTCACGAAAACCGTTTTACAACGCAGGTACAGGCTCATTTATTGTCGGTATGACGCTCGAACAGGCGCGCAACCTCCGCAAATTACCCGCTACGGGTGGCACATTAACAGTATCGCTGCCGTGGGAGGCGCAACTTGTGCAACATAATGCGGATGTTGAATCTGCTCTGCAAACGGCTAAGAATAATGGATGGACGATTACGGTGCAGTATAGAGAGCCGGAGGCTGATAGCGCGGTGTATAACAAGTATGCTGCTTGTACTACGGTGGAAGAGATGCAGGCGGTTAATGCTGACTATAAGGATGACTTGACCGCTGACGGTGAGTGGGTGTACCCACTGCCGGAACTTACTAACGCAGATTATCTTTTTGAAGAGGCTATAAACCTTAAAAAAATAAATATAACTCTTCCTAAAGTGACGTCTTTATATAGAACTTTCATTCGTTCAGGGTTAGCAGAATTAATCCTAACTGCGCCAAAAGCGAACAATCCATATCAATGGATTTCTGGTGTAAAAAGTGGTGGACTAAGTAAAATGAGTGTTGTGCTGCCTACATGTAGCACCACACATACTTTGTGCGGTCATGTTAAAGCAGAAGAAGTCTATTTGGACATTCCTGAGGTGCTTTCTCTTTCATACGCATTTACTTTTAGCAAAGTAAAGAGAATAAAAAGTCCGCATAAAATTTTAAAAATCGTAAATCAAGATGATTCAATTAATGAAACTAATAATGATTTAGAAGAGTTCCCTTGGGAGCTACCTTATTTAAGAAGCGGAAGTAGAATGCTTAACGTTTGTTCATTGAACAAAGACTCAGCCCTGCTAATTTTAAACTCAATACCGATATGGACAGACGGAAAGTCACATCTACTGGGTATAGGCATACACATTGACCTCCAAACGGATGAAGCGGTCATCGAAGCAATAACAAACGCTGAGACTAAGGGCTGGACGCTGACGGTGCGGTGGAACGGTACGGCAACGACTCAAACGGCAAGCACGTTCGGGCTGCGTAGACCTACTATTTACGCCAAGTTGGGAACGGTGGCGCGCCCTGACGGTACGACTGAAACCGTGCTTGATTGGGGGCACTATGTAACTAATTGGGAAGAGAATGGTTATCAAGAATTCTCTTCAATAGAAGAAGCAGAAGAATACTTTAACATTATTGATGAGGCATGAAATATTTTAGAAAACTACAATCAGAGTACGGCTCATACGCAGGCGCTGATGGCGTGAGATATACGGTGGAGTGGTGCAGCCGCATTTACTCTCCCGACAACAAAACACCCGAGCAGCTCGGGTATGAGCCGTATGAGAATCAGGATGCTGCGTTGGCAGCGTGGGGATTAACACCTTATGTTGACCCGAACGAAGAAGAATTTTTAACTACAACAACTGAATAATACTATGAACGAGAATCAGAAAGAGAAAGCAAAAGTTGCCCATGGCAAGCTCACGCAATGGCTGACCGGGCTGGGGGTTCCGGCCAACTGGGCTAAGGTGGGGGCAGGGCTGATTGTGGGCGGCACCATCGGGGCTCTGGCCACCTGCCAGCAAAGCTGTACTGCTACCTACACGCAGACGGCGGCGGGGGATATAGGGTTTAGGGGTACGGTTGTTGTGCCGGGGGAGTACGGAAAATGATTTTTTGTTATGTGTGAGCGCAGGGAGAATGAGGCGTGGTTTGTTTATTTGCTGCGGTATGTGCAGGAGCAGCCGCGGGTGGTGTTGGCTTTTATAGGGCTGGCAGCTGCGGTGTGGTTGTATATGGATATGCAGGCGTTGATTCGGAGTCATGCTGAGGTGAATGAGCGGATGATTGGGGCTATTCAGAAGCTGACGGAGGAGGTGCATATTAATACGGTGCGTTTGGAACATTTGGAGCGTGAACATGAAAGTATGAAGCATCAATGAAGAAGAGAATTAAGAGGATTCAGGCGGCGTTGGGTGTTGAGGCTGATGGTGTGATTGGGCCGAAGACGTTGACCGCGATTGAGGAGGCTTTGTATTTACCCAGTGAGTTGGTTTGGCCGACTCAGGGGGAGGTGCGAAGTGGGGAGAGTTGTTTTGGTGTGGCGGGGGATGAGGGCCAGTTGGTGAGTATTAAGCCGCCGTATCCGTTGTATTATGAGGGTAGGGAGGTGAAGACCATACGGGTGCACCGTTTGATTGCGGGTGCAGTGGAGGATGCTTTGGAGGAGGTGTTGCGTGTGTACGGGTTGCAGCGTATTAAGGAGCTGCGGTTAGACCAGTATGGGGGGAGTTATAATTACCGCAAGACGGGGAGTGGGAAGGCGCTTTCTATGCATGCGTGGGGTATTGCGCTGGATTTTGACCCGGATAATAATACGTATGGGATGCATAGGCCTGTGGCGCGTATGAGCCGAGCTGAGTATGAGCCTTGGTGGGAGATTTGGGAGAAGCACGGGGCGGTGAGCTTGGGGCGTGAGAGGGATTATGATTGGATGCATTTGCAGTTTGCACGGTTATGATGTTTTTGAGTAGGAAGGTTTTTGGTTATGGGTTTTACGAGTGCTTTGGTAACGGCGGCGCTGGCAGTGGGTGCGAGTATGCACACGCAGAATAAGGCTAAGAAGGCGCAGCAGAGTGCAGAGATTGCGGCGCGTGAGGCTGCGAAGCGGAATGTGACGGTGCAGAGTAGTGCAGCGGAGCCTGTGCGTGCAGAGGCTGCTAATGTGGAGGCTGGTGAGGTGGCGCGGCAGAATGCACGGAAGCGGCGGCAGGGTATAGCGAGTACGGTGAGTGCGGGGGCTTTGACGAGTAGTTTGGTTGGTAATAAGAGTAGGTTGGGAGGTTGATATGAATAGTTTGGAGTATGTACGAGTGGCGGAGGCGCTGATGGCCTCCGGCGATGATAGCAACTGGCGGCAGTGGGTGCGGCATGTGATGCCGACATTGATACCGGATGGGGAGTTGAGTACGATGCCGGATGATGGTTTGCCGGAGCGGGTGTGTGGGAGAGCTAAGACGGATGTGCTGAAGCTGGCGAGTGCGTTTAGTGTGATGATTACGCCGCGTGGGGTGAATTGGTTTAGGTATGAGAGTGGTAAGCTGGCTGAGGATGTGGGAGATGATGAGCGTGACTGGTTTATGAAGGTGAGTCAGATTACGCAGAAGGAGTTGGAGTGTAGTAATTTTTATAGTCAGTTGTTGGGAGAGATTACTGATCATGTGGCAGCGGGTACGGGGTTGATGTTGGCTGAGGTGGATGAGCGGACGCGTGGGCTGATGTTTACGCATGTGCCGGTGGGTACGTTTAGGCTGGCGGAGAATAAGTATCATGAGGTGGATACGGTGGTGCGTAAGTTTAAGTTTACGGCTCACCAAGCGCGACAGGCTTGGGGTGAGGATGCGCTGGATGAGGAGATGCTGACGGCTTTAAGGACGGATGCTGAGCGGTTTAAGCGGCAGTTTACTATTTGGCATTTGGTGATACCTCGGGATGTTGCTGATAGTGGTAATGGTGCCGGGTTGAAGGATCCGCTGAGGATGAGTTGGGCGAGTGTGTATATTGCTGAGGGGAGCAAGAAGGTGCTGCATGAGGGTGGGTACCATGAGTTCCCGTATTTGTGTACGCGGTTTTTGAAGTGTGGGAATCAGGTGTATGGTGATAGTGCGCTGGCGGGGATTCAGCAGGAGATTGAGGATTATTTGGAGGTGAAGGAGGCGACTAAGGAGGGGGTGAAGTTGGCGGCGTTTCCGCGTGTATTGGCGACTCCGGATATGGCGGATGAGTTGGATATGCGTGCGGGTGGGGTGACGTTGTTGAGTCAGCAGGCTGTGGGTAGTGGTTTGCCGCGGGAGTGGGCGACTCCGAGTAATACGGGGAATGCGGGGATGCTTGCGCTGGAGGATTATAGGGCTGAGATTGATGCGGGGTTGTTTGTTGACCAGTTGCAGACGGTGAGCAGTGTTGACCGGCAGATGACGGCGCGTGAGGTGGTGGCGCGAGAGAATGAGAAGTTGATGACGTTTAGCCAGACGTTTACTCAGTTTACGGCGGATTTCAGACCGCTGATGGAGCGTGTGTTTTGTATATTGTTTAGAGCCGGGAAGTATCCGAGGAAGGGGGCGCCGCGTGATTTGTTTGTGCCTGCGGGTGCGGATGGTAAGGGTGTGCGGATTTTAGCACCTGGTGTGAAGTACTTGGGTAAGTTGAGTAAGGCGCTGGAGAGTGCGAAGCAGAATGGGTTGATTGAGAGTTTGAGTTTTGCGATGGAGATGTTTGGTGTGACGCAGGACGCGGCGTGGCTGGATTATTTTAAGCCGTATGAGTGTATTAAGTTCATAACGGATGAGAGTAATGTGGATGTGGGGTGTGTGCGTGATACGGCTGAGGCTAAGGAGCAGGCGGAGTTGAGGCGGACGGCTGCGGAGGCTGAGCAGTTGGCTGCTATGCGGCAGCAGTTGGCGCAGGCGGCGGTGCATGATGCGCAGGCGAGTGTTATACGTGAAAGGAGATAAGGTTTATGGATGATGTTGTTAAGAAGCCGAGGCGGCGGCGTTTGAGTAAGGCTGAGGCTGAGCGGCAGGGAGAGTTGTTGCGCCAAGGGCGTGTGTTGATTGAGGGGATTTCTAAAGAAGCCCTGGATGTGTTGAAGGAGCTGAGCGGGTATGAGTTGCCGGTGTTTCAGTTTCGGGACCCGAAGACGGGGCTTAATTTGACGGAGAATGCGGAGACGTTGACGTTGATGGCTGCTGTGCGTGATGGTGAGCGTGGGCTGGTGCAGACTATTTTGAGGTTGCGTAAGTTGGCGGGTGCAAAGGATTAAATGATTTTCTGACTATGAATGAGGATGTAGTGAATACAGAGACGGTGGGTGCTGCTGATGTGGTGCCTGTGGAGAATGGGGCTGTGGCTTCTGCGGCTGCGGTGGCGGAGCCTGTTGATGCGGGTACTGAAGTAGCGGGTTGCGAGCAGGCTGAGGCTGAGGCGGTGGTGAATCCGTTTGATTTTTCTACTGAGCCGGAGGGTGAGGTGGAGGATGGCGGCGGTGGAGCTGAGGAGGCTGCTGATGCTGAGGGTGAGTATGTGCTGGATTTTGGTGAGGCGTTTGGGGGGACGGATGAGGTGCGTGTGATGATTACGGCGAGGGCGAAGGATGCCGGCATTAGTGCTGAGGCGGGTAGCCGATTTATTGCGGGTGTGTGTGAGCAGCTGCGAGCGGATGCGCTGCGGCAGGCGCAGGAGGGGTATAAGGCGTTGGAGGAGGAGTGGAAGGGGGATTTTGGTGTGCGTATGCAGCGGTGTAAGGGGGTGTTGCATGGGTTGCTGAAGGAGGGTGTGGTGAAGCAGGAGGATATGGCGGGGTTGATGAATCAGGCTGTGTTCCGTATTGTGGATAGTTTGGGTGCACGGTTGGGGGAGCGTGGGGCTGTTGGTACGCGTGAGGCGGCGGCGGTGAGTGCGCGCTCGAAGTATGATGAGATTATGGGGAATCCGAAGAGTGCGGAGTTTCAGATTTTGATGAATCCGAGTCACCCGAAGTACCGTGAGACGGCGGATTATGTGAATAGGCTGGCAGGTAGCCGGGTGTTTTAAGGGTATAGTAAAGCCGCGTACCGGAGGGGGTACGCGGCTTTTTAAGGTGCAGGGCACTACCGGTGGTGTGAGGTGAGGAGCAGTAGTGCGCCTGCATGGGGGTAGTATAGCGTTTTTTTGCGGGGTGTCAAGGGGGGCGGACGTGTTTTAATGTCGTGACGTTGTAGGAATACTTTGCCATGATTTTATTTTTGGTGTGGGGGTGTATAAGGGAGGTGTTATGGCTACTATATTAGACAGAGATACGGTACAGATGTACCAGGAGAGCCGCGGTAAGGTTTTTATTGAGGCTCTGGAGCAGGAGACTTCGGAATTGCAGCATTATGCTGTGGTTGAGAAGGTGGGTAATGTTAAGGTTCACCATGTGCCGGTTAGTGGTACGCGTGAGTTCGGGCATCGTCAAGCTCGTGAGGAGGAGATTGCAGCTACTGAGAATCAGTACGGCTGGCGTTGCATGCGTCCTATCATTATGGATGATTGGGCTAAGCTGAATACGCTTGACCCGCATTTCTTGGATAATTTGCCGATTAACTTGACGAATATTGCCAAGATGCAGGGGCATGCTGCGGGCCGTGCTAAGGATGGTATTTTGTCTGGCACTTGTATTTGTGGTGACCGGAGTTTGCCTGTTTATGGTGAGATGGTTATACGCAAGTATAATACTGTGCAGGAGGATGCTGAGAAGAATAGCATGTTTAAGGGCGGTACGACGAGTGGTATTTTCGGCACTGCTTATACGGGTGAGTTTGGTGATGTGGGAGTTGATTTGGAGTTACAGCCGCGTGTGCTGGGGGCCGCTAATGCGCTGACGAAGTATACGGATTACACGGTGAGCAGTGTGCTGGATTTGCGGCGTACGGGTGTGATTCCTGTGAATTATGTGGAGAGTGGTAATCCGGCGCTGAGTGGGTTTACGCCGTCTAAGTTGACGGCTGGGTTGACGGCTATGCGTGCCCGCAAGGTTAAGGGTTCTTTGGCTTTGGGTGTGACTCCTCAGCAGGCTCTCAATATCCTGAATGATGAGACGATGCGCAATATGCTGTATGGCCACCAAGTGTTGAAGAATGGTTTGCCTGATTCTATTCTGGGCATTAAGTTGCTGGTGACTGACCATATTCCGCTGGTGGAGGTGGGTGGCCGCTGGGTGCGTGCTTGCCCGTTGTGGCACGTAGAGGATTTGGTGTATGGTATTTGGCAGGACGTGCGATTTGAGGTGCGACAGCCGGAGCATTTGAAGAGTACTATTTATGCGGGTGCAACGTTGATGATGGGTGCTACGCGCCGGCGCGATGAGTCGTTTATCAGTATTCTTTGTGATGAGGGTTTTGCTGCGGCCGCTTGATAGGTGGAGTTCTTTTGTTTACTTGTCCTAGTTCTGCAGGCGGGTGCCGGTGTTTGCCGGTGCCCGTTTGTATTTATACAACGTCACGATTTTTATTTGGTGGAGGTTGGGGTATGATGTGGGTGTATGGATAGGGCTAGTATTTACAGGCGGTCGTTGCAGTGTTTGGGTAATTTGGAGTATGTGGTGGGGGCTCCGACGCAGAAGGCGTGTGATGTGGTGTATAAGGGGGTGTTGCAGGAGGCGTGTGCGCGGTATAATTGGAGTTTTACGCGGTGTTATGTGCAGCTGAAGGGTGAGGATGGGGTGGTGCCGGGGAGGCGTTTGTTTCGGCTGCCGGGGGATTGTGTGAAGGTGGTGGAGATGTTGCGAGGGGATGGTGTGCATGTGCATGCGCCGGAGATGTGTGCAGCGGGGTTGTTGTTGCCGATGGATGAGGGGGAAGTGGTGACGGTGGTGTATCATTGTGATTTGCTGGGGGATTTGTCTGTGTTGGATGAGGGGCGTACGGCGTTGTTTGTGGAGGGTGTTGTGCGTTTGTTGGCGAGTAAGGTGGCGATGGCGTTGACGAGTAGTGAGCAGTTGGCGGTGCAGTTGCGGCAGGAGAGTGAGGATTATTTTTACCGGGCGATTTTGATGGATAAGCAGCAGGATTGGAGTAATGCGAAGGAGCCGCGTACGTTGTTGCGTAAGCGTTTGTTTAATAGATAAGGAGTTTTTGTTATGGGGTTTGTTAATAGTGTGATGGGGCCTGTGGCTGCCGGTAGTGCGTATGATGCGCAGAAGAGGCGTGTGTTGATAGAGGGGGAGGCTGCGCGTGCTGCGGCTGAGGCAGCGGCAACGGCGAAGGGTGAGGCGAGTAAGCGAGAGCTGCATGTGGTGGCGGAGAATTTGGCGCGTGCTGCGGGGAATAAGCGGCGGGATATGGCTGCTGCGCGTGTGGCTGCCGGGGGTAGCGGGTTTACGAGTGATGGCTCAGGCGGTAAGGCTGAGGAGCTTGTGGGGCGTGCGTATGACCTGAAGATGGGGGATATGGGGCGTGCGGGGAGTGAGAGGAGTATGCAGGTTTTTAATGAGCAGGTGGCGTTGCAACGGCGTGGTGCTGAGGCGATGCGGGCTGCGGAGGCTGAGGCGCGGCAGTTGAATGCTATGGCGAGGTTGAGTCGTACGGGGGCGTGGTTTAATGCGTTGGGGGGTGTGGCCGGTGGTGCTGTGGGGGCGTATCAGGGGCTGGAGGGTGCGTTTGCTGAGGGTAATGTGAGTGATGCGGATTTGCGGTCTGCGGTGATGGGTGGTTTTGCGAATGGCTCTGATGGTGTAGCCGGGTTGTTTGCGAGTGCTAATCCGTTTGCGGCGCAGTTTGCCGGGGATGGATGGGATAAGCGTTTTATGGGTTTATTGGGTGTTGGTAAGATTAAGTGATAAGTTTTATGTATAAGGAAGATTTGTATGATGGTGGTGTGGCCGGGCCTGTTTCTGTGGGTGAGGTGCCGATGGGTCGTGATTTGGTAAGTGGGCCGTTGGCCGAGGGTATGGCACGTGTGGCTGCAAATGCGCAGCGTGCGGTGGTGACGGGGGTGCAGATGGAGGATAGCAGGCGTGAGTTTGTGGCTAAGCGTGATTTGATTGCTCTGGAGAGTGAGACTCGGATGGATGTGGAGAGGCGGCTGCATTTGCCGGATGGGCATGCTGAGGCGTTGTTTGATAAGCAGGGTAATTTTAGGGAGGTGGAGTGGGAGAATTTGAGGGGGCGTGTGGAGCGGCGGCTGGAGGGTGTGGGTGCTGCGATTCTGGATCCGCTGCGGCGGCAGGAGGTGCAGGCCGCTGCCGGGTTGACGGGTGCGCGGTTGCTGGATGGGCTTGCGGAGTCTTGGCAGAAGGTGCAGCGGCAGAAGTTGGAGGGTGACTGGAAGGATGCGTACGATTTGGCTGTGGCGGAGGGGCGCATTGGGGATGCTATGGGGTTGGTGGATAGGGGGGCTGAGATGGGGCTTTTTACTGTTAACCGTGGTAAGGTGATGAAGGTGG